AATATTAATACGGTGCCCGCTTTACGGAGGACCAATAGGATTTCAGAATTCAAATTAAAGGTTTTTTTTTACCAAAATGCCATTGGTGTCCCAGGTATAAATGGGACACCAAAGACACCAATTCCGTGGAGTTTAGAGGGACACCAATATGCCTCGTCAACCAGGTTTTAGAGTCTCAGCCAAAAATGTCTTTCTTACTTATCCCAAATGTTCTCTCTCTAAAGAAACAGCTCTTGAACTATTAAAGGCAATAAACTGCCCATCTGATAAATTGTTTATCAGAGTTAGTCAAGAAGAACACCAAGATGGGTCTTTGCACCTCCATGCTCTCATCCAGTTCAAGGGTAAAGCCCAATTTAAAAACCCCAGACATTTCGACCTGCAACACCCCAACAGCTCCAACCAATTCCATCCAAATTTCCAGGGAGCTAAATCATCATCAGATGTCAAGTCCTACATCGAGAAAGACGGTGATTACATCGACTGGGGTACTTTTCAAGTCGACGGAAGATCTGCTAGAGGAGGTCAGCAGACAGCTAATGATGCAGCAGCAGAGGCCTTAAACGCAGGCTCTGCTGAAGCAGCATTACAAATAATTAGGGAGAAACTCCCTAGAGATTTTATTTTTCAATATCATAATTTACGTAGTAATTTAGATAGAATTTTTTCTCCTCCTCCTTCTGTATATTCTTCTCCTTTTTTATCTTCTTCTTTCAATAATGTACCTGACATTATCAGCGACTGGGCCGCTGAAAATGTCATGGATTCCGCTGCGCGGCCAGATAGGCCCATTAGTATTGTAATAGAAGGCCCAAGTAGGATAGGTAAAACAGTTTGGGCACGGTCTTTAGGTCCACATAATTATCTGTGTGGTCATTTGGACTTGAGCCCAAAAGTGTACAGCAACAGTGCTTGGTATAACGTCATTGATGACGTCAATCCCCAATACCTAAAGCACTTTAAGGAATTCATGGGGGCCCAGAAGGACTGGCAAAGCAACTGTAAATACGGAAAGCCAGTTCAAATTAAAGGTGGAATTCCCACTATCTTCCTCTGCAATCCAGGAGAGGGTTCCTCTTTTAAATTCTGGCTGGACAAGCCAGAACAAGAGGCGCTTAAGAACTGGGCTGTTAAGAACGCAATATTCTGTGATGTCGACAGCCCCTTCTGGATACAAGAGGAAGTGTCCCATTCAGGAACCTCTGCACACAGCGGCGAAGAAAGCCAAGAGGAAGGCTCCTGAGCCGAGGACTAGGATAGTGTGGAAGGGCTGTGGTTGCTCAGCCTTCATCACCAACGACTGTAAATATCAGCATGGATTCACGCACAGGGGAATCACTAAGTCATGCACAGACTACGAGAGCAGCAGAATTCTTCAACAACCCCATGTCTGTGGGTCAGACTGCTCCATTCCATCTACGGTTGTTGTATGTCCATACCAACAACATAAACACAAAGAAGGTCATCAAGTTGCAGCTTCAAGTCAACCACAGGAACAGGAGGGAAATTGGATTCCTGAAGATATTCCTCCAATTCCGAATAGTGACAACCCAGCTGACTGGTGTTATTCCCAGTTGGACTGGTATTTTGCAACGCCTTAAATGGCATATATGTAATAGCTTAGCTAGTTTAGGTTTTTTTTCTCTTATCAATTTAGTTTATGTAATCAGGCATTTGCCTGAATCAGTTAGATGGATAGAAGAAATCGATGTAATAGATTGTAAAGATGATATAAAAATACTTCTTTATTAATTGTTGTGCGAATCATAAAAATAAGCCCTGCAACGCAGGGTCTGATACACAGGATTGCTAGCATGACTGCTAGCAGAATACAACATTAACGCATTCTCTAAATGATTCTCATACTTGGCCTCCTCCTTATGATTATAAGTAACATGATTATACAATCCCTTAAAAAACTTCCTAACTAAAGCCTGTTCCTTGTGGTTATAAGGGCCACCAGATACAGTAACAGAGAACTTCTTCAGGACCTGCATTCTATCTCTCAGATCCATACGGATCTTAGCAGTAGTGGGCTCATTGTCATACATAGTAAAAGCCTGTGCAAATGTTAATGGATCCATATTGGGCCTCCGATCTCGGACCAACCAATAAGTAATAATATTGGTATGGTCTCTTTTGGCGACGTTGTCATCCATCCAAACCTTACCATCAATACCCATGGACTTAATACACACCCTCTTACCCAAACGATGGGTAAGCCCAGTCCCCCTTGTAAAATCCGAGACACAGACAAACGTTCCCGTGTGGGGAACGTCCATCTTGAACTCATAGTCCTGGACCTTACAGGGACCAACACATCCCTTCGGGATGCGGTCACCCCTCTTTCTCTTCATCCGGACGCCTCTTGAAACCGGGACATAGCTTCGGGCAGCAATTGGGACAGCATTCCCAGTGTAGGGCACGATAGCTGTCTCGAAGTTCAGCCTCCGTCTTACCGGTCTCCCCCCATAGGGATGAAATCTCCGCGAAACGGGAATTCGCCCTGTCATACTGCCTGACCCTGAATATACGGATTAACTCCGAACAGAGCTCGAACCCTAGGGTTCCTGGCTCGTATTTCTTCAAAATACCTTGCAGGTATTTTACAGAAAGCATACAACGGAAACCGTATAAAGTATCTGGTAGTGGGTTTTGCAGAGGGTCCCACAATTCAGCCATACTTGGCGACCAAGTCTACACCAGGCACGCCTTTAAATAATTAAAGCAAAGCGTGTGGGGCCCACTTTAAAAGGGCGCGGCGGGCACCGGT